GATCGCCGATTTGCTGGTTCGTTTGATCAATACGATCATTTGCTTTATCAATATTCGTATTGATAGTTGCGACATCTTGATTGGCTTTCGTGATTTTGTCGTTTGTGTCTTTTAATTTCGCATCAATCTGCGTTTCAGATTCCGTAATTTTCTGTTCAATCTCTTGCTTTCCATCAGCTAGAATTTTTTCGATTTTATCAATAGTCTGACTGAAACCATTGAAATAATAATCTTCCAGCTCTGGCGTACTATCATCAATCGGACTGCGTTTGATATAAAAAGTAAAACGACCAGCTGTATCTAACGAGCGGTCGTTTGGAAAATCAATATATACGCTACCTTCTACGGTGCCTACGTATCCCAGTATATTATCCTCTAACACAATAGAAACAATCCCATTCACAGGATCTTCTACCGTAGCTAGATAGTCATGTTTACCATAACCACCTTCTGCCGTTGCAGATTTGAACATCAAGCGAATTGGAACGGTTGTTCCTTCTGGCAGACTTTGAGGGATGCCGTTTTTCCGAACTAACTTCATTCGAAGCTTAGCTGTTCCTCGATCATGCGACCAAAAAACAACATTCGTCCTGTTTGGACTAGTGGCTTCTGCTTGAATCACAATGATCGATTCATTTGTTTTGTATACCATTATTGCAACACCGTGCCTTTCGTGATAACTAGTCCATAACCAGAAATTTTGGTTGGTGTAGTCGCAAAAGAAGTTGATACAGTTCCTCGTACAGTGCCATTCTCGCACAAAATTCCTACGTCGTTTCCTGAACCAAACGCACTGACAAAAATTTCACCCATCAATACAGCGTAAATTGCCACTTTCTGGTTAATCAACGTCGTGTCTCCGTACATATTAATCTTTGATGTTCCGCCGACATAAACTGCATTATATCTTGCAAGTGTTTTTGTGTTCTCTGCGAATTTACATCTATTGATTGCCATATAGCCACTTTGCTCATTTCTGATTCCATAGTCTGCTCCGTTTGCTGTATCCACAATTTGCATTCCAGCAACTTGACAATAGCCTTTACATGCCGTAAAACAAATTGATCGTACCTTAACGGGCAAATCTGATTTTAATGGATCAATAGTGTCAAAATTATCGATAGGTCGAATTAAAAATGATGTGAAATTCAAATTTCTAATCATGACATCTTCTAAGTAAGCTCCACTATCCACCCAAATAGTAATTTGAGACGTTGTAATCAGCGGGACATTATTCACTGCTGTTTGAATAGTTAAAAATGGCTTTTCTTCGGATCCATCACCAGAAATATCGCTACCGTTTTTTGAAACGTACATATTTATTGGCTCACTATACCCACCAATAATCTGTTGGACAGACTTGTTCAATTGTTGAACTTGCTCTTTTTGACTATCCATGTTTGTATTCAGTTCGCTAATTTGTTCGTCCGACAGATTTTCATGTTCTAATAGTCTGCCATGCAGTGTGTCAAAAACTTCCCCTTTATTGTTAACTCGTGCATCCACCACTTCATTCGGCGATTCGCCACCTGAATGCAGCACTAAATTATCAATTCGACTGTTCGTTGATTTGTCTTGATCAGACAGTTTCTTTTCGAGATTGCTTAGGTAGTCAATATTTTTATTAAACTTTTCTTTCCACTCTTTAGAAATGCGATTACTGAATAGTTTTAATAATCCCATCAGACCACTCCTTTCTGCGCCATTTCAGCTAATATTGACGTCATCGTTTTCTTATTATTACTCAATATGATCTCAGGTGGCTTATTTGGTATCGCTGGATATGTCTTAATTCCAACAACTTGAATGTACGTATTGATATTCAAAGGTTCATAAATAAATGGAACATGATCGCCTTTGCTTGGACTTATCTTCCATTTCAGCGTTACGGATCCTGAGATACTTGGATAATCCTGCAGGTCTGCCTTTAATCTCTCTAGCATATTTCCTGATACTGTATATCGTTCATCACTGACTGGATCTTGTATCCTAATGCCCCATTTTTCTGATTCTGGGCTCGTATAAGTGATAGGTGTAAAGACGTAATCACTGTCTTTGGGATTCTCAGTGTTAGCGCCCTCTTTCAGTTTTCCATAACCCTTTATTTGAGTTTTCAAGGAATACGTATCAATATCAAATGAAACTTCGTCTGTATTGTATTTGTAGCGAATCTGTTCTTCTGTTTTTTGGCCATATTCACTTGCAGGATAAAAAGTTAAATGTTTGTTGTTTGGTATCACAACAGCATTATAGTCAGATAAAATCTCATTGATCAGCTTCAAATAATTGGCATTGCCGAAGTTTTCTTGTTCAACGGTGAGGAACTTTTTATTTGGATCAATGACTTCCCATGTAAAGCCACGACTACCCGCACTAAATACATGCGTGAGTAGCTGACTAATAGATCTTGTACCAGTCACCTTATTGTATTGATAGCCATCTTGAACCGTGTAATAGATATGAGTCGCAACTACTTGTTTCGTCAACAACTGTCCGACTGCTTTACGCGTCATCTCTTTAATCACAAATTCCTGTCCGTTATAAAAAACAGAAGACTCGTATTCCACCAAATCAAACACTTCTTGATTTGTCCAATTATTGGTAACTGTAAAACCAATCTCCCAAGTTTCATTCTGTTGCCAGTTCTCATAAAAAGAATCCTTGCCATACCCGACAAGGATTTCTTCTTTGGTTTGTTCATAATCTCGAATAATTAAATCAGTCACTCAATCACCTACTTATACAAGAATCGGAAATCCCATGAAGATTTCACGCGAGTAATATTTTGGATCTCGATTTCATTGACTCCCGCAACTAAATTAATCAGGCCATGGTTCGTATTGATCCCACAACTTACACCGTTCAATTTTGGAATCACGCCATCCAAGACTAATGTCTGTCCGAGATTCGTAGAAAGTGATGGATAGTAAATAAATCGATCACCAGTCGTTTTATTAAAGATCGTTACATTACCTTCTGATTCTCCTTCTAATACGATCCGCAGATAATGTTCACGTGGATCAATTTCAAAGCTTCCGGCATTGTAAATAATGAAGTGACTAGTCTGATGCGTATACTTGTAATCTTCCGCCACTAGACCTTGCGAGAATTGCCATTCTTCCTCTAGATTGAAATCCGTTAAAGTAGTTGCGATTGATTCAGAATATCCTCTGATAGCTCCCAGATTTACAGTATATCTTGTGTAAATTGTGCCTTTTCTTTCGTCGTCAATAGAATCATAAACTACTCGATATTTTTTGCCTGGTTCTTTGCTGTAAATTAGATAAAATTCTGGTTCTCTAGTAAACAATTCGCGGAGTTCCGTCTTTTGTAAAACTAAGTCAAACATTGATTGCTCTCTACTTCGAATATCAAATGAGAGAGTAATAGGAAAAGCGTCAAACGAGCTGTTCGAAAGACGCTTTCCATTCGTGCCAGAAAATTCAACAAACTCATTTTTTGCCACTGGCATACCTATATTAATGTCAATCAATCTCAGATAAGAATTATTTGTCAATTCGACAATTTCATCAGAAAATGCAAGATATACACGAGTTTTCTCATTCACTAAACTATCCTCCTCTCATGTACGATCTACGATTCAATACTTTTCCAAAACGTTGATCCATATCATCCCCTACTAAAGTTCCATCCAAATAACTTGAGACCCGTACTGGTTGTTTTGCAATTACTTGTGCAAGCTTTTCAACATCAAATTGCTTCTGATTGTTGTAGGTATTATTAACTATCTGTGATCCAACAGATGCCATCCCCATCCTTGAAGTGCCAAGAGCTGATTCTGGCGTGATAGAATTCATCAAACCATTAGAAAGCTTATTCATTGCTGAATATGCAGATTTCGCATCTGCTTCGATACCTACAGCTATTCCTTGAGGGATAAACTTACCAACGTAATCTCTCATCCAACGTGATGGAGAATGAATTCCAAGCGCGCCAGTTATTTTGTCTTTAATGTTTCCCGCTACTTCAGAAATTTTAGAAGCAACTGCTCCAACCATTGAACCGATACCGTTAATTAATCCTTGTATGATGTTTGAACCAATTTCAAATAAATCAATTCCACTCAAAGTATCTATTATAGAGTTTCCTATATTAGATACTGCACTGGTTACTGATCCTATCACACTAAGAATCCCAGAAACTAAGTTTCTAATTAAATTGGCTCCAGCATTCACCATTTGTCCAAGAAACTGAGCTATGGTACTCAATAATCCAGTAATTAATCTCGCTCCAGCTGATAATAATTGTCCCAATAAGCTCAAGATTCCTCTAATAAGTGCGTTGATCAATTGAACACCAGCTGATAAAAGTTGTGGTATAGCACCTACTAAAGCTTTGAACAAAGCAGCCATTAATTGAATAGCAGCTGATACTAATTGAGGAAGTACTGAGATCACTCCATCTACCAACGCAACAATCAATTTAATACCCGCTGATATCAATTGAGGCAAAGCACTAATCAACGCATTAACTAGGGCAATAGTGATTTGAATTGCCGCTGCAACCAACTGTGGTAATATCGAGATTATTCCTTGTATTAATGCTAATAACAGCTGAATGCCAGCAGCAATAATTTGCGGAAGTGCACTGATTAATGCACTAATCAAAGCCATTGTGATTTGGATAGCAGCATTTATTAACAACGGAAGAATAGAAATTATACCTCCGATAAGCGCCATTAACATTTGTATTCCTGCAGAAATTAATGTCGGTAAAGCTTCAATAATTGTTGTTAGCAAAGTAGTAACGATAACGGTAGATGCTTCAATAAGTTGAGGCAATGCAGTTATTATCGCATTCACGAGAGAAGTAATGATTTGTAATCCAACTTCTAAAAGCATAGGTAGTACCGTTAAGAACCCATCAATCAGTGTATTAATAATCTGAATGACAACTTCAATTATCGTAGGTAGTGCTGCTACGATCCCTTGAATAAGCATAGTTAACAAATTTGTGCCAACTTCAATAATTTTTGGTAGAAGCTCAGCGAAAGCAGAAATTAGTTTTGTAATTATCTCTGTTGCAGCCAACAGCAGTGCGGGAAGAGCCAATGAAATGCCTTGTACAATAGTAGTTATTATTTTCGTGGCTATTTCAATCAATTTAGGCAAATAAGTAACAATTGCATCCGTCAATGTTTGAATAAGCTGTATAGCTATCTCTGTTAGTTGCGGTAACATTTCAACTATTTTGTCGACAATACTTGTAATCACAGAAGTAATACTTTCGATAATTTGCGGGAGATATTGAGAGATAGAATCTGCCACGTTGCTAATTGTTTCACTTAATTGATCAAACACTTTTGTGATTCCATCTGCACTAAAATCGCCAGTTTTAGCCCACGCAGATATAAATGAAATAATTAAAGAAACTGCTAATCCGAATGGACCAGTAAGCCCTAGTGCTGCTATTGCTACTTTAGTCAAAATGCCGATAACTAGAGAAACTGCTCCGCCGACTTTACCAAGAGCTCCTCCAAATTTTTCCAGCAGATTACCTGCCAATTCTATACCAGAAGAAAAAATCCCTGACAATACAGAGCCTATTTGCGAAAGAGTAGAGCCAAATCTTTCTATGCCAGAAGAAACAATTCTTTTTACTGCATCAACAAAATTAAAAAAAGCTGGTACCGCTACTGAAGCAATTGCTGATCCGACTTCGACAACTTTTTGAAATCCTTTAACAAGATAGTTTCCTACTGTATCAGCTACTTTTTGAAGTGTAGGTAATATAGAAATAAAGACTCCTTTTAGATATTCAAATGACTTAATCAGTCCAGATTTTACAACTTCAATAGTTTTATTTATGCCATTTCGAAACGTTTCACTTGTTTTATAAAAATAGATGAAAGCTGCAACTGCTGCTCCTATAACACCTGAAAGTAGTTGAAATACCGTCAGACCAGCCGGAATAATAGCAGATAACAATGCGTAAGCTGTTCCAGATACTCCAAACATGCTGACCATACTACCTAGGGCCGTTATCACTCCATAGATTTTTCCTACAAAACTTATTAATGTACCTAGAGCTAATGCTGTTTTGAAGCCTACATACGCTCCAGTGGCTGCAATAAAAGCTGGAGCTAACAATTCCACAATGTCTAATAGGCCTTTAAAAGCAGAAATCATATCATCAGTATTATCTATCAATATGTCCATTACTTTTGACATTTCTTCAAATGATTTATTAATAATAGATTTCATACTATCAATATTTTGAGCAATCGTTTTACCAGTAAGTTTCTGCACCAGTTCATCAAACTTAGTAATAAGATTAGCTACACCTTTAGAAACAGCATTACTTAGATTTCCGAATGAAGTAGCGATCCCTAGCGAATTCTCCTTTGCCAAGGTTGCCAACATTCCTGTTCCAGTTCCTAGCTCAATCAGTTTATCTTGGAATTGATCAAATGTTACTGTTCCTTCTTTAAGCGCATTATAGAGATCTCTTTGAGCTGATTTCCCAACAAATCCCATTGCTTCAGCTGTTTTTTGCAAAGCAAGGGGCATGGTTTCTTGTAAAGTTTTCCAGCTCTCTAAGTCGACTTGCCCAGTCGAAAGCATCTGGTTATACTGTTGCATACCTCGACTGGCATCTTCTGTTGAAGCGCCAGACGCAAGAAATGCATTGTTTAATGCTAAAACAGTGTCTGTGGATCTATCTAAATCTCCAGTGATTGCTGTCATTTGCTGTGTACTTGCTACAACATCATCTAATTTAGTTGGCAAACCATCAATTCCATCGGATAATTTGTTAATGGATCTCTGAGAGTCCTCTGCACTAAAACCTAAAGCTTTCATTACTTTAGGGAATTTTTGCATAGTATCGAAACGGCTAATTGCGGAATCTAGCGAATTCTTTAAAACATTAAAAGCAGCCGCCGCAACTTTAACGAGGCCTAGGGAAACAACTAAATTTTTAATTGAGGCTCCTGCTTTATTACTCTTACCTTCTAACTGATCAAGACCCTTGTTAAGTATGGTGACGCCTTTGCCATCCACATCAACTTCTATCTCTACTCTTCCATCAGCCATCGTCTTCACCTACCTCCGAATCAGGCAATGCATATTTTTGTTGTAGCTTTCTCATGCGTTCTTTTTCTTTAGCTGATTCTCCTTTGCTCGGTTCCCATGTCCTAATCTGGATGATTCGAGCAAGAATGGTGTCGTCTGGCAAACTCTCAAGCAACGCTTGGAATTCTTCCCACATCATCCGTCCTTGCTCTTCAAATAAATTGATGCCAATTTGTCTGAACGATGCATAGATGTATTTAGCATCATGAACTAGGCTGATGGTCTTTTTTTCTTTAACTGCATTAGGCATAGGATTGCCTAAACGATCAGTTTCAACACCATCACTATCTCCTACAGAAATATAATTTTCTAAAATGTGATTAAATAATAAAAACTGTTGTTCAGACGAGCCTTGAAAAAATTTTTCAAAGTCACTGATCAACAGTTCTAAACACATATTCACTTTTTCTTCTGGAAACAAATCACTATCTTCCAAAATATCAAAAACATCTAGTACATTATCAAATGTTAAATCGATAGGTAATTCTATACCATCAAACTCTATCGAAGTGACTAACGGGTCATTTAACCGCATTTAATCACCTACTTCTTTTTCTTATTTTTCAATGCTTTCTTTTTCAATAAATCAGCTTTCTTCTTAGAAAGAGTATCTTTATGTTTCAAAGCTTCTTTTTCAATTGCTTCCGCAACTTCAAAAGAAATCGGATCAAACAAGTCTATTAATTGCTCAACATCACGATAAACAGAATAAATTTTTTCAAATGATCCTTTACCAAGCAACGAATCATATTCTGCTTTAGCTAAACTTTTTGTTAGATCAATAATCTTAATAGCATCTTCCTTTTCTGGTTGTTCGATATTCTTGATTTGTTTAAGTTGTTGTTTGAGTTCCTTAACCTGTTCCTCAAATTCAGCTTGGGTATCAAAAAACCGTGTCAGTTCTTCTGGAGTAGTACCGAAAAAGAACTCTACTTCTCCAATATTGATAGGAAACCCTTTTTTCTCTATTTGAAATGATAGTTTGTTAGTCATGTTATCCTCCTAAAAAAGCTGCCCAGACGGACAGTTCGGCTTATTTTTTGATTAATACTACTGATTTGGACCAAGCAGAACCTATGAATGGACCATCGTGTAAATATCGCGCTTTTTCGATTTCATCTTTTCCTTTTCCTAAAACGTTATACGCTTGAACATACAGATAAATTTTATTTCCTGGCTCTAATGTCGGAACATCTTCAGCCGCTAACGTCCATGAGGTTTTTTCCGAATATCCCATCATTGTTGCATCATGAGGATCAGATTGATTAGCATTGCTATAGTGTATAACATAGGCCTGTGCTTTTGGTACGTCATCCCAAGAAAGAGAAATCGATCCATCATTCAAAACCCCAGTTACGTTCTGGGGTGCATTAGGGTGCAACAGGGACGTCTTTTGCTTCTGGTGTGCTATCAAATGCGATACCGCATGAAAAATCACCGTATGCAGTAGCATCGCCGACCTGAGCAACTGGCTCTGTTACTGTTGCTTTACCAATACGTTGTTTTTTACCAGATGCAGATACTACTTTGAACCACACTTTCCGAGCATCTCCTGATTTTCCAATCATGGCCTCAATAGCCGCCATCGCAGCATCATCTTCATCGTATAAACCTGTAAATGAATAACCTAACTGATGAGAAGTAACGTCTGTCTCCCCTTCGCCGTTCCCATCATAGTAGCCAGTAGTTTCAGATTCTTCGTTCGAATTATCATCAACATTGGAAATCCACTTTGCTAACTCCAACCAGCCGTCTTCGCTTGGTGTATCAGCATTAGTAGTTGTAATTAATTGAATAAAATAGCTTTGTAAGGCATTTTTGCGTCTCATTTATTTTCCCCCTCAAATGTGGTTAATTTTGTTTGAAAATCTAATAAAAAAACGAACCAACCTTGTTCATCAGCATCATTGATGAAAGGTTTGCTCGTTATAGTTAAATTGTTAAATTCAAAAGATCCATCAGAGCTAGCAACGTCTGACACACGCTCTAACGAATCAGAGATAAGCCAAAGCGTTTGCTCAATTCTATGACCATCTTTTGACTTCATCGCAATTTCAAAATTTAGTTGTACATCTTTAATACCGTCATAGTATTCCACAAGATTTTGTCCGCCTGGTAATGGGTAAATTACTAAGCTTTCGTCAGCAGAAAGATAGCCTTTTTTCATTTTTAACGGCAGTTCTGGAATACTATTAATCTTATCTTTTATCCGATCTATAAAATCCATTATTGGATACCAGCTCCTTTCAGATACGCTTTTTTCCAAGAAGGCATATACAGTGATTTTGCTTTAAGATCCCATCTTGGACCTGTTCCTGGAGTAGTATATTTTTTTCCATTTAGATAGAACTGTCTCCTTGCGTATTTCGTTTCATACAGAATAGCGCTGCCGTCACTTTTGATATGCGCACTTTGGCGAAGGATATTATTCTTTTTAGGTACAAATGAGTTCATGTCAGCCATTGCTTGGTTGGCTAATGCGTATCTTCCTCGCTTCATAGCCTGTGGGCTGACTTTAGCTCTAACTCCATCAAGATTAACTTTAATACTCATCAAATCACCTCTAATTCGTATGAATAGATAGCATCTGAATACGCTTCTGTAATCTTTTCGATCTTAGTGATGACATGTTCTTTACCATCATAAATAACTAATGATTGTTCTTTGAAATTCGGTAAAGGGGTAGTTAAAGTCTTATAACAAAAAATTACTGCATTATAGAGCAACTGCTTGCCACTTGGTGAAAAAGAATACTGACTTCCTCGGTCAATCCGACAATTTTCTATAGTTACATAATCTCCATAAATAGGTTGGTTATACTCTCCTTCTCCTAAATATTCTCGATAAATAAAAGAATCCACTAGAAATTGTACTGGAGGTTTAGGCATTACCATGATGGTACACCTCGATATAACAAACCCGTTCCTTCTAAATAAATATAGATATCCTCGGCAACAAGTGATTTACTCTCATTTTTTCCTGAAGGATTATATCTACTAGAGTTTGAGATACTCGTTCTACCAACAGAAAAGCTTTGTGGTGTATTATTGATACTTTCATAAGTATCTGCTCCAACTTCATCGAAATATATAATTTGTGAACATAAAGCTAGCTTAAATTGTTTTACACGAAAACCAATTGGATCTTCCTCAATTTTATTAAATTGATAAAAATAGTTAGTGATGCTATCTAGAATAGCAGTTGCTTTTGACAAATGATTTTCGAAAGCAGCTTTAAAATCATCTGTTTTCCCAGTAAGATCTTTGAATTCTTCAAATTCAATATAAGGCATATAATATCCCTCCTTATTAAAAGAAGAGGGAACTATGCCCCTCCTCCTGCTTCTGTTACAGTAACTTCACAAGTTGCTGTCTTACCATTTACTGTTGTTCCAGTAATCGTTGCTGTTCCTGCGGCAACACCTGTGACTTTTCCTTGTACAGGAGTTACAGTAGCAATTGCTGTATCGCTAGAAGAAAACTGAACAGATTTATCAGCTGCGTTTTCAGGCTAAACAGTTGCTGTTAATGTTTCAGTCGCCCCTACTTCAAGCGTTAGAGCTGTTTTGTTCAACGTCACGCTTGAAGGGGCTACGCTTTTTTTACTACAGCAAATGCCTCATCTTTGACAGTCATGAATCCTAACTCAAAAGTTGCTTTAATAGCAGCCATGTCACGCTCTGCCAAATTGATTGGGTTCCCATTTCCATCAACCACAGTTGTTAAAGTAGCCTCAGTCAAAATTTCATATTCGATCCCTTTTAGAATTCCATAGTAAGCATAATTCCAATCACCAACTAGCTCTACCGGCGCTGTATCTCCCGTGCCAAATGATCCTTTCGGAGTATAAGCAATAGGTAATCCAAGAATATCATCTACACCGTTAGAATTTGCTGTATTAAAAATCGGCAATCCATTTCCGTCCTTTGTAGCTCTATATTTACGACGTTGCGCTCTAGTAGATGCGATCCCATTTGGCTCTAAGTCATTTTCTTCAATAGCAGCAATAGCATCGTTAAAATCATCATATTTATTTGCAGTTTCTGTAATCACATTCCCTGCATCTGTAGCGGCTTTTAGTACGCTGAATTGATAAGGATTTTCGACTCCGCCAAATACAGCTTGGTCAAATTTTTTATAAAAAGCTTCTGCAATTTCTGGTTTCATTAGCTCAAAGAAATTTGTTACGGAGTAATTCAAGTTTTCTTTGGTAGTAGGAATAATTACAGCCATTTTTTTAGAAGTCATTGTCGCTTTAGCGAAAGTAGGTTTACTAGTATTAATTCGTTCACCTTCGCCAACCCAATAAGCACCGACACCAGTCATAAATGTAAATTCTTCGACTGGTTTAGCCATTGGAACAGCTTTAGCTAGTCGCATTGCTGCAGATCCATTTTTAACTTCTGTGATGATTTCTGTAGATTGGTTAATTGGGATAGAGCCCGTTTTAGCGGTTTGCATTGTCACATCGTCTGGATTAAAAGTAGTTTCGGCATTTGCAAAATATTGTAAGTTCATTTTAAATAAGTTATTTTTTTTCATTTTGTCAGCTCCTAATAATTATTGGGTGATTCTAAATTTATTTAATTCTGCTTGAGTTTCTACTAAAGAAGGACCAGAAGTCTTCTGATCATTTTTAGGATTTCCAGGCATAACAATTTGAGGTGTTGGATTAGAATTATCTATTGCATTAAACAAAAATTTTTTGTTTTCTTGTAAGCTTTTTAACTGTTCATCTAGACCTTGCAATCCTTCATCAGTAACCTTGATAGTATCTCGATCTAAAAGACCTAAGACGATGTTCTCATCAAGCGCATTCGCTTCTTTTAAAGCTAACTTGATAGCGAAATCTTTCTGCTGCTCTGCAAGTTTTGTTTCAGACTCAGATTTGGCAGCATCAAATTTACTTTGTAAATCTGCAAGTTGTTGAGTCAAGCCTTCATTACCTTTTGCAGCTTCTTTGAGTGCGTCTAATTCAGTCTGGTTAGAGTCAAGCTGTTCTTTGAACTGATCACGCTCTTGTTCTGCAGTAGCTACTTGAGCATTTAACTGCGTAACAGTTTTCCCATGTAAAGCCATAACTGATTTAGCAATTTCTTCGTCAATTCCTAAAGCGATAAGATCTTCTTTTTTCATTTTCTTTTCCTCCTAAGTGTTTTTTAGAGTGGCAACTCCCACTGCGAGCCGTCTTTTAGAGACATCCGAGCAGGTCTAGGCAAAATAAAAAGCCTAATCGTTGATTAGACTTAAAAATCGTCATAGTGAAAATCTTTCAATAAGGTATTAATAGGTGTGTATACCTTCTCTCTTGCGTAATTTCTACTTAAATACTCATCAGAATCAACTAGAGTGCGCAACCGACTTTGTGTGACTCTAATTTTCTTCGCCCACTCTTTTGCATTTTCGTCTTGTTCAAGAGCTTCTGAGACCATTCTATTCTTTTTATATTTCACAATCTGACGTTCTAGGTAGCGTTGCTTCTTAGTTAATTCTGCAACCTTTTTATTTTCTTTTGCATCAAATTTTGGCTGATTATTTGTATTAACACCAGGAATAAATGGGATATGCAGATGTTGACATTCTACACCTCGATGACCGCCTGCAGTTCCATATTCTGCTTGCCAATACGGGTCGTAGATACTTCTATATTTCCAATTAAGAGGCAATTCAGATACGGGCCGTAAATCAACCACATGACCTTGAATCTTTGAACATGCTTGCCTTGCTCCCATATGGCTTGTGACTAGCACTGTGTGGACACTATACTCGCTCATGCGGTCTTTTCTTAATGCGTCATAGGTATTTGACAGGGTAGACTTTAAGACTGCTCTAACATACCGATCTAAGCTCCATGTATGCCCTCCCTTATCAATAAAAGTAGACTTAATACCTTTTTGAGCCCATCCTTGAATCGTTCTTTCTAGTGCTTCATCGAATGTAAAAAGACCGCTGTTAAATGCAGCAGTCGTTTTGTTAATTATTTCTGTGTACATTTGAGTGGTAGCTGTTCCGTAACCAAAATTGGTAGATAGTAACGTTTGATTCACATAATTGTTTATGTCAGACCATACTTGATCATGATAAGCTTTCATGACATTGTCTAGGTTCGATGGCAAAGGCTTAGGATCGTAAGGTAGTTGTTTGTCTAAGTCTCTGATTATCTTTTCTCCTGAGCTATCAAACATACTTTCAATTTCAGATTCAGCAATTCCTGTTATTTGAGAAATCACTTTTGCAGTTTCTTTATTAAATAGATGCAACTGTTGCAGTTTTTCTCTTTGCCAATCTAAAATATTATCGTGCCCACTATTCAATCGTTTGATGATAATACGTATTAATTCGCCTTCTAACGATTGATATAGATGAGCCATATTAGAAGACCATAAGTCTAACTGATGTGGAGAAACCATTATTCTTCACTTCCTAATTGTCCCTCAATTATGTTTTGCTCATGCTCTGAGTAATCCATATCAAGAGTTTCAGCCCTAATCTCATATACTACCCTTTTTGCTTCTTTTTCTGTAACTCCAGTAAGTTTTTGAATAGCATTTAACTTAGATGTTAAGCCAGCTGTTACTAGTTTAGAGTAATAATCAGCCTTGGCATCTTGCGATTGGAAAACACCATCATCAAAGTCGATATTTATTCCTAATTCTTTGACAGGATTAAATAACTTGTATGCCTCAGCAAGTTCAAAAATCGTAGTGATCAATTCTTTCAACGCTTCTTCTACAATAAGAACATTATCTGACCGAGTAGAAAAAGTTTCAGAGTTTTCACTAATTATCTCAGTCGCTGTTTTAACAGACTGGCCATCAAAACTAAATGTTCCACTAGAAAAGCCTGTCTGGAGCTCAATAATTCGCAAAATGAAATTGATACTTGCTATAAATTCAGTTGATCGCAACGATGGAGCGAATTCATCAATAAAAGGTTCATCAGATTTAAGCCGTTGAAAAACAGATGTTTTACTGTCAAACCGCTTCACTGGTTTTCCATTGCTGTCATATTTAACTCTGAAAAAGTGATCAGATGCTAAAATTTTTCTTCTAGCTTCTTCTATTTCCCACATAAACTCATCGTATTTTTCATTGATATCTGCCAATTGTCGCTTAGCATTGTCGATCACACCCAAACTTAGTGGGCTATCTAAATTAATATTATTTTTACCCGCTAGCTTTATATACACAAAAAGAGGACGACTAAAACCATCTAAGATCGTCTCCTCCTGCAGATTTTTGTACTTTTCTAAAGAATTGAGAGGGATCCTCACACCAACTTGCTTTTGTTCTTCAGATCGATACAATTCGTTTCTGATGCGGTACTTTCCGTCAACCCATTCATGAAATTCTAGCAAAGTATAATAGATTGTCTTTTGTCCCTCGGCTTGCTGAGTTACAGTAGCGATGGCTGCTTCTGAAATATCATTGGTATTGGATTGTAGAGGGAAAAATGTATCAGCTCGACAAAACGAAATTTTGATTTTACCTGAATTGGTATCCACGTAAGGCCTCAAAGCTAAACCGCCAATGGCATAACCAGCCTCTAGCTCTTCTCCGAAGTTTTTCCTGAATTTATTGTCAGCAAATACCGACTGCAAAAATTCATCAGCTTTTTCATCATCCAAACTGATGTTGCATCCATCGTTGAATACTAGCTTAGATAACTTTCTGGACACTACTTTGGATACGTTCAACGAGTGAAAAGGACGCGTCTGCCTATAACCATCACTATTGATATATTCTATGTCCCCATAAACGTTTCTATAAATTTCTTTATTGTTCCTTATTCGACTTAATTCGCTATCACTCATAGCAATCTTTGGATGATCTGTGATACTATTCAATGTTTCAACCATTCCTATTTTTGCACCTCCAATCCTAAACAAAGCTTTTAATTTATCGAACATTTGTCCACCTCTTTTCTAGGCGATGTAAGTTTTGTAGAAATAATTGTTTCCATATCTCGCTTCATCGAGAGCGTGATTATATTTATCAATCGGTAATCCATTGTCATTTCTTACGTACATAGATATTTCTTTTTCAAAATTATAGTGGTCATATTCTTCTCCGTTTTCCAAGATAATGAATTGTCCACTAGTCATTGTATTTTGGAGACGTTCAATGCCGACTTCGATTTTCAATCCATTACTCGAAACTTTGTCAGAACTATTATTATCAGCTTTATCAGTCTCAATACCAATTAAATCCAGTTCTGTTCTTAGTGTTTTACATGCTGGATCGACAAAGAACCAGTTCCATCGAGGAAGATGTTTCCATTTTGTATAGCACCACTCGACAAACTTTTTGATTTCTTTAGCGTATATAGACATCGCCTTGGTTTCTCCAGTCTCAGTTCCGCTATGATAGTAGTTAGCTAAACGATACAAATAAAACTTTCCTTCGTGATGAGTAACCACCCAAAAAGCACAAGTCGTAGCATCAGCTTGCCCACCATCTGCAGTAAAAAATGTTTCAATTATATTCCCCTTTATCTCGGTAGCTTTGTTGTTCTTGCCAAACATAGCATAGATAACACCTTGCGGTAATACTCGATGTCCGTACCAGTCACGTTCTAGAAGATATTCACTACTAGAAAGCTCATCAAAAAGTTCTTTCTTTCGCTCCTCACTTAAAATTGGATTGTCGTTCGGTGTCCAATGACGAAATAAAAAACGTCCTGACTTCTCAAAACGTTCAAGCAATTCAAGATTAGGATGGTTTGGCGCTGGTGGGTTCTGTTCTCCTAAGTGGTAACGCCATTCAGCGGCAAATGTCCGTCTAAAGCATTCATTGATAAAGTCTTTGTGCAATAGATTAAATTCGAGAAATGTCACCGTTCCTAAAGACATACCCGTGATAGCCCCAACAGAGTTTATCTTCCCTCCACCTTTATAATAAATTTTCTTTTCACCGTTTGGAGCATATAACAACAGATGATCACCATGTTCATCGTGTCGTATATCGGAACAACCATCAAATATATGAACCAAGCCTAATCCATCTCCATCCATAAACATTCGATAAGCTTGTTCCTGGTTATAAGCAGTTACAAGATGGTTTTGATCAGGGGATCTCAAATAAAAATCAGCCATTTTAAAAATATCGGAAGTTGTCTTCCCACTACGAGGTGTTCCTTCATTCAATTCAAAAGTAATCCCTTGAACCACTTGATTAATATTACTAATCTGTTTCGGGCTAAACTTCAGTTCCATTACTTCCATCACCTCCAGATTTAACATCTAAGAGAGCTTGAAGCAGATTATTGACTTTTCCTCCAGCAGTTAACTTATCTGCTTTATTTTCAATTATTTTTGCTTCAGCAATTGCCTTTCTAACCTGAGCCTTAGATAGTTTGTCTGAACCATTAACGTGATTATAAAGCAACTCAAGAGCTTTAAGTTTAGGATGAAACTTCACTTCTAAAGATGAATCTATAACTTCTTCTCCATCGCCAATCGGTCGTAAAGTTCGATTACTTTTTATAGCTTGAATTACACTCGTATCTAAATTATCACTTGAAAGCATGGTTATATTTCCATCTTGATCCCAAGTCATATATTCTCCGATGTCCGAAAAAGCAATTTTAGCTATTTCTTGGATCACACGATCAGCAGTTATTTCTGTTCTACGACTTCTTTCATTCATTAATTCAGAAATACGAGTTTGAATTTCAACATTTTTCAACAACCGTTGTCCTTGAGAATATGCAGTTTTGCTGGAATATCCGGCTCGAATGGCCGCTTGCGTTGCATTAAGATCAATTAGATATTCTTTTGCAAATTGTTCTTGTTTATTATTTTTTAGTTCAACCATTCTCACCACCTCTCAGTTTCTTGATTGTACTTAAATATACTTTGAAAGATTTTCCTGTATGTGTTTATCTGAATAGAAACCATGACCGCAATAGACTAAACGGCATGCATCAATTTCATTCGGTTCGGCTTCTCTGATCATCTCTATAACAGAATATTTGCTTTTCATTTGAACAGATTGAACAACTCTTTTATCACGACAATCTTTGCATCTTGGATAATCGTTGATCAATGACACATACCAGTAGTTCCTCATCAGCTTGCCTCCCTATAATATGTATGAAATAGCCAGTGACAACAAATAGATAATAAGAACGTTTTAGGAGGAGTTGAGTTCACATCCTTTTTATTTATGTTGGTTGCCACTGACTATCGTTAAAGAAGAAGCATCGAAAACGATGCATGATTTATTTTTGAAGAACAATTATTCGGAATAAAAGAATGAATTAACTTGTGAGTGTCTAATCTAATAATTGACTTCACTTATAGGTGGGAATGGTTTACAAATTTTAGCTAATCTCAAAAAGGTTGATTTGGTGTCCATATTCAAAATAATTATCGATTTTATTTTTTATCCTCTGAGACATGGATTTGACTGTTCCAACAGCTAAGTCCATTTTTTCAGCAGCTTCTCCATAAGTGCATAGATCTTTATTGATCAGATGGAATAATGTCAGTTCTTTATTAGACAATAAAGATTCTATCTCCGTCACTTGGAGCAACATTTCTCTTTTCTTTGGGGAAATCGTCTCTTCAGCAGGTTTTTCTATTTCTTGCAAGTAAACTTGATAACTCATAACATCGATATCTGCCACTTTAACGGCTCTCCTATGTTTTGGTATCTTCTTAGCTTGTTCATCATCAAATGGTTTTTCTCTCCCTGTTTCTAGCCAAAATAAAGCATATTCTGTTGTTGATATAGCTTCTGCTATTACTTTTTGATCTGCTATATCTTGAGGAGAACGATCATCAATTAATTTATGTATCACTCTCCCATGTTCTTTGACAGGTGTGCGATATCGTTTATTTAAGATTTTTTGATGTTGCTTTTTCAACATTTTCAAGTCATTCTTGTATTCCTGAATTAAATCATTCATATAGATAGCCTCCTCAATAATTTCGCAAACAAAAAAGCGGACACAAATCAACAAGAAAGTTCTTGTCAACTTGTGTCCGCCAGTTTTCTGGTAGGACGATATTTAAAATAATTGTTTCACTTCTTCTTTAACTTGCTTGACTTTATTGCAATGGGATTCTATAACTATTGTTCCAAACGAAGGAAGCTCGACACTTTTCATTTGACCGTTTGAAATAATGATTAAACAATGTTCTCCTTGCATTTTTTCAATGTCGCTTAATCCAATTACCTTTAACTCCATAGCTGCCTCCTGTGATATAATAGACTTACCTTGGCAGGGGCAAATCATATTTGTCACGAGCAGCGAGCTAATAATGGCTTGCTGTTTATGTTTATTAACAATATTATGCTGATAAGGAATTCTCTATTAGCTACTTCAATAATTCTTCATACTTTATATTTAGCAATAAACTCATCGATATCTTTGATGTCATATTTTGGACGGCTGTTTTCACCGAATATGATTACTTTCAATCCTTTTTTTACCCACTCATTGATCGTTCCTGCAGATGTCCCCGTGTAATGAACTGCTTCTTTTTGAGTCAGATAGCGTTTAGGCACATATCCAACTAACAATGAGTCTAAGTCATTTTTATTGATAAATTTGTCATTCATATTGATTTCTCCTTATATAACTTATAATTCTGTTTTTATAATCTCCATATCCACCAATCTCACCACTGCTAAATTCTCTTTGCTTTTCGCTGTCCATTTATCGCATTCCATCGTGTTTTCAATACGAATGATTGCTGAGTGATTATAGAGATGCTCTACATATCCACGAAATGGATAGATGAATCCTTCTGCTTCGCAGCGAACCATGTCACCGACTTTGAATTTTGGTTTCTTACGTGTTTTAGGGTTCTTTGTCGGCATATCTAGCATTAAACCGCCGATACCATGACTACTAGCGTAAAATCCGTCTTTTAGTTTCATTATTTTTCCTCCAATAACTCGCTATTCTCGTATATATTTCCGGTGACTTCGTACGTGTATTCTTCAAACAGCTCTGTGTTAAAAATTCGATACTCTAAATCTTCATCAACAGTGGCACAAACTAATCCCGAATGTCCTATTGAATTTTTGACAATACAAACTTTATTATCTAAGTAATCGAATCCATTTCGCACGCTGACTGATACTACATCCCCTTCAAATATCTCCACACCATTCTTATCTTTCATTCCTGTGGATTGCATAAGCACATATTTATCTGGAGCCATTTCAGCATGAGTGATCAACCTTCCTGTTTGCCCATATTTCATTTCTTGTCCAAATGTTTCACCTTTAAATGGTGTGTACCACGCTCGAAACCTCGGTATCATTCGCTGTCCTCCTCGTATTTTTCAATCAATTCCATTACTTTTTTCACTATTTCAAACTCAACCGCTTTTGATTCTTCGAAATCATGAACAATTTCTGGAAACAGTACATCATCAACTACCCACAAAATAATCTGGCGCTTTCCACCAAAATTTATGATTAGATGGTCCGATTCCACAGATAGTGTTGCTCCTGATTCGATATCATATAAATCCATGCTGAATTGAATGAGCTTTTTTATCATTTGCTATCCTCCAAATCACTCGACTTCACGAATACACCATCTACCATTTGGCCTGTTCGTCCTTTGATTTCGTTGTACGCCATTTCTAAACACTCTTGTACGTTTGTCCCTTTTTGCATGGAAAGGATAATCAGAGTGACGATTACGTCTCCTACGCTATCTTTAAATAGCTCATCATTACTTCTTGCCATTGCTGAAGCGATTTCCCCGAATTCCTCAGCTACTTTCAAAAACTGTGCTTTTGGATCCGCATGATCCAATCCCTTATCTTTTGCCCACTTCTCTACTTTTGTGATTAGTTCGTTCATTATTTCTCCTCCACATACCTAAACTGTCGTTCTTTTGAATCAATCCATAAGCTCCTAGCTCTATC